TTCTCTGGGTAAAGCGGTAGGTTCTACTGGCGGAAGAAACGGGATATCTTTGGTAGGCAACGATACGTATAACGTAGGCTTTGACTTCTCGGACGGCAACGTTAATACAGGTAACTTTTTAGGGTGTTCGTTTGAAAACCTAAACGGTACTCTGAGCTTTGATGCAGCAAGTCACAATTTCAAAGGTAACTCAATCTCAGGTTGCGGCTCTTTTTCGTTTGTCACAGGATCGACAGCGTTTGAGTGTGCCTTCGTAGCTAGTGGTCAGATTGTGCTAAATGGTAACGCAGCACTAAACGATTGCGTTATCACCAACAGCACTGCGACTTCTGCTGTCTCTACTAACGACTTAGACAATATTACTGATTGTACGTTTACGTCTAGCGGGACTGGGCATGCTATAGACTTAGGCACGATCTCAGCATCAGACACGATGAACTACAACAACAACGACTCAGGCTATGCTGGGACGGATGGTAGTACAGGCAACGAGACAATCTTGGTAAACGTAGCATCAGGACAAACGCTAACCATTAACGTAGGTTCGGGTAAGTCTACGCCAACTATTAAGAATGATGGTTCTGGGACTGTCAGCGTTGTTGCAGGACAGGTTACTACTACTATTACTGTGAAGGATGTAAATACTCAGACAGTTATTCAGGGTGCTAGAGTTTATATCACAGCAGATAGTGGCGGTCCGCTTGCTCAAGGGACGGTTATTATTAATGATTTGACGGATTCAAACGGGCAGGTATCAGACACAAGAAGCCTTGCAAGCAACCAGCCTATTACAGGTTATGCTAGGAAAGCATCTGCTAGTCCGTTGTATAAGAACGCACCGATCACTGGAACGATAGATAACGGCTCAGGGTTATCAATAACTAGCTTGATGATTCCTGATGAGTAACGTGCTAGAACGTAACATCAACACGGTATTTGAGCATTCAAAAAGAAATACTATGTTGATCAATGACTTAGAGAACAAGGTGGCAGTCTTAGAGGCTGAAATCTTGTGGACTAAGGCGCAGATGGACGATATGCGAAGACAGATCCAAGCATTGCAAGTTAAGTTATTCAGTGGAGGTGCTACAAGTGGCAATATCCATTGATTGGCCTACGGGCGTCATAACGGTTCCTAAAGCAGACACTACCCTGATTCAGTCTTCTCCGACAGAGATACGGCAGCTAAATCTAAATACTTTTAGGCTTGCGTTAAAGGATTTAGAAGACGATCCCGCAGGTATGCCGTGGCCTAAGACTCACAATCACAATACATCCGTTACGGTAGGTGGGGTAACGCTTGCCCGTGTGATTGAGATTATTAACGGCTACACAGTAACCTTTGAAGACGGGCAATACGCTGTAAACCTTGTAGGGGCGAATAGTAACGTCGGTGACGTAGTAAACGTCAACCAAGTCTCTGTAAGATCTGCTAACTCAGCAGGCTTGCAGGATCTATCGGTTATATTGTCGGCTGCATATCAGGGTGAAGTTTGTGTAGATACTACCAACGGACAATCGGGAACAGATGTCCCGATTGGAACTAGGACTCAGCCTGTTAATAACTTTGCTGATGCTAAAACGATTGCCGAAAAAGAAGGCTTGAGGCGTATCAGAATCCTAAGTTCCTGCACGTTAGACACAGTGGATTTCTCAGATGGATACGTATTTACTGGAGACAATCCGGGTACTGATGTTCTTACTGTGGCTGAAAGTGCAACGGTTCAGTATTGTGAGTTTAACAACTTGTCAGTACAAGGGACTGCGGACGGAAACAATATCTACCGTGAGTGTGTCATGTTGGATATTGACTTTACTTCCGGGTTCATTTTTCAATGTTCTCTAAACGGGACAATTAAAATTAACGGAGGAGAACTTCTTGCGTTGCTGTCTTGCTTCTCAAATAGACTAGCAGGCACACAGCAGCCCATCATTGATTTCAATGGTAATGGTCAGTTAATTCTACGGGACTATCATGGCGCTATTGAGCTAAGGAATCACACGGACACCAGCAACGACGGTGATTTGTGTTTGGACTTCTCAAGTGGTGTCTGTATCATCCACTCAAGCTGTACAGCGGGCTATATGCCTGTACGTGGCGTCTGTCGTGTTGTTGACAACTCACAGGGCGCAAACGTAGTTGATGAGACGGTAAATAACTTAGTGAATACCAATGCATCTGCGCTTGGCGTTATAAATACTGGCGTACAGAAAGCGTCTAAACTTATTCCACATACCACTGATATTTAGTAGAATCAAGGTGAAATTTATGCAGGACAATGAAATGGATCTGAGCATAACCGATGATTTAATCATTGAAACAGAAAAAGACTACGAAGCCATGCAGGAAGATATGGATCGATCTAATGATAAGATTGAGTATCGTGCCATCAGCATGGAAAAAGGCCCGATTGATGAGAAGAACAGAACAGCAATGATTGCTGTATCTTCTGAGGAGCCTGTTGAACGATCTTTTGGAATGGAAGTATTGGAACATAGCGCAGAGGCTATAGACTTGAGTTTCTTAGCATCTGGGCGAGCGCCGTTGCTCTTGGATCATGATCCTAAGCAGCAAATAGGCGTAATTGAATCTGTTGAACTTGACAGCGATGCTCGCAGACTACGAGCTAAGGTGCGTTTTGGACGAAACGGTATCGCCGCTGAAGCGTTTGACGATGTAGTTGATGGTATTAAGGCCAACATCTCGGTCGGATACGCCATCAACAAAATGGAGAAACGTGGCAATGATACGTATGTAGCAAAGTCATGGAGACCCGTAGAGGCAAGTTTAGTATCTATCCCTGCTGACGTGACAGTTGGCATCGGACGTTCAAGCGAGCCTTCCCAACCCATAAAAGTAACTGACAATGGAGTCAAAACGATGGAAAACGTCGAAAACGTAGACGTTGCATCAGTGGAAGCGGAAGCGCGCAAAGCTGAACAACGTAATGCTGCACAAATCGTCGAGCTTGGATCTCGGCACAACAAGTCAGAATTAGCACAGAAAGCTATTCGTGAAGGGAAATCCATTGAAGAATTCCGTGGCGAATTGCTTGAAGTCATTGGTTCTGACAAATCATTGGCGCAAGAAAGCATTGGCCTTACTCAAAAAGAAGCCAAGAGATTCTCAATTCTTCGTGCTGTGAATGCATTGGCTAACCCGCATGATCGTCGTGCTCAAGAAGCCGCCGCTTTTGAATTTGAATGTTCACGAGCTGCTGCTGAGCAGTATGGCCGATCTGCACAAGGCATCATGTTGCCTGCTGATGTACTTCGTAACTGGAAGCGAGATTTGAACAGCACTGATGAAGCATCATTGTTTACGGATGATTTCCGTGGCGGTGAGTTCATCGACGTTCTGCGGAACTCTTCTTCTGTTATGCAAGCAGGCGCACGTATGCTGAACGGCCTTTCTGGCGATGTTAAGATCCCCAAGAAGGCAACTGCTGCTGCTTCTAGCTGGGTAACTGAAGGAAACCCTGTTTCTGAATCAGAAATGACTGTTTCTTCTGTTTCAATGACGCCGCGTCATCTTGGTGCATTCACTGATATCACTAGACAGCTTCTTCAGCAGTCAAGCCTCAGTGTAGAAGCATTAGTTCGTGATGATCTTGCTCAAGCTATCGCTTTGGCTATCGATCTTGGCGCATTGCAAGGCAACGGAACTGGTGGTGCGCCTACGGGTATCAAGAACACTTCTGGCATCAACACTGTAGACTTTGGTACTGCACCTGTCTTAGTTCCTTCATTTGCACAAGTTGTGGAAATGGAAACTAAGGTTGCTGAAGACAATGCTCTGCGTGGCAACTTGGCCTACATCATGAACGCTGCAATGGTAGGTGCTTTGAAGACTACTGAAAAAGCAACTGGAACTGCACAGTTCGTAGTTGAGCCTGGTGGTACGGTTAATGGCTATCGGGCCATCGTATCAAACCAAGTTGCATCTGGTGATGCCTTTTTTGGCGATTTTGATTCGCTACTGGTAGGTTTTTGGAGCGGATTAGATATCCTCGTTGATCCATACCAGGGTGCTACTAGCGGTAATGTACGAATCATTGCAATGCAAACTTGCGATGTTGCAGTACGTCACGCTGTATCATTCTGCCTCGGAAACGACGGCGGTAGCTAACGGGATTAGGCGGGGATTCGTCCCCGCCGCATCTTGGTGATCTATGAAATATGAAGTATTGAAAAGCTGCATCATCAATAAATCTCCATCTAAAGCGGGATCTATTGTTGATGTAACTGGCGATGAAGAAAGAACGTTATTGGCTCTTGGCCGTATCGCACCTTACTCTGAGCCTATGGTTGAGAACAGATCCGTGGGTTTAGAAGATTCAGAAGAAAAGCCTAAGCGCCGTGGGCGTCCTAAGAAGGCTGACTAATGCCTGTAGAAACCCCAGAAGATAGGTTGATTATGCTGTCTGATTTTGGCGTTGATGCAACCTATACGCCTGACGGTGGATCATCTTCAGTTATTAAAGCAATCTTCTTGAATGAGTATTATTCTGTTGATGCAGGTACGGTTGGGATGGAAATGACCCAGCCTATAGCTGTAATTAGAACGGCAGATGCCCCAAGTCTAGCCCATAACGATACTTTTGTTATTGAAACAATAACTTACAAGGCGGTCAATGTTCGTCCTGATGGGACAGGTATGACTGAGGTGGCATTAGAACAACAATGAGCCACGTAAGACAGCAAATCAGAGAACAAGTAGCGACTACAGTTACGGGATTGAGCACGACTGGATCTAACGTATTTCAGTCTAGGGTTTATCCGTTACAAGACGCAAACCTTCCAGCCCTTTTAGTATACTCAATCAGCGAAGATTCAAATGCTGATGTAATGGGTTCTACATTGGTAGCCCAAAGAGATCTAAATATCGTTATTGAAGGTTATGTCAAAGCTACTACTGATTTTGACGATACTGTGGACACCATTTGCGCTCAAGTAGAGGCGGCGATGGGCGCAGATAGAACATTGAATAATCTGGCAAAATTCAGTCAGTTAGTAAGCACAGAGATTAATTATAACGGCGAAGGTGAAAGCCCCGTAGGTGTTGTTACGCTAACTTATGCGGTACAATATAGGACAGCCGTCAATAATGCGGAGTCTAGCCTATGAAGGAATTAGTAAGCCCAGATGGGAAAGTTACGTTGTGGCCTCATCCATCAAAAGTTGAGTATTACCTAGAACGTGGCTGGACAGAACCGAAGCCAAAAAAGGCTTCAAAGAAAAAAGAAGTTGTTGAAGAAGTAACTGAAGAAGTTATTGAGAAGGAGTCTGAATAATGGCTACTCATATAGGCCGTGATGGAATCATCAAAGTAGGCGGCACATCAACTAAAAATGATGGAACCGTATTAGGCGAATTGCGATCATTTTCTATTGAAGAAACTGCGGACACTGTTGAATACTCTGCGATGGGTTCAACTGCTAGAGTATTCTTGCCAACTCTGACATCTTTTACTGGCTCTGCTGACGCATACTGGGACGAAACCGATGGCGGTCAAACTGCCTTGGCTATTGGGTCACAGATTACTATCAAGTTTTTCCCAGAAGGTGATGCGGTCGCAGATGCTGGGCCTCCAGCGGTTGCTGCTGATACGATGTATGAAGGCAATGCAATAGTGACAGGTATTACCAGGAATGCTAGTTTTGATGGAATGGTTGAAGCATCAATTACGTTTCAAGGTAGCGGTGCGCTGACAGCTTATGATTCAGTAGCGCCATAATAAGGAGTTGAAATGGCTGTTCATATTGGAAGAGATGGCGTAGTCAAGGTAGATGGAACCACTGTCGCAGAAGTTAGATCATTTTCATTGGAACAAACCGCAGATACGGTTGAAGACACAAAAATGACGGCGACTGATCGGACATTCAAAACGACATTGAAATCATTTACTGGTTCTGCTGATGTCTATTGGGACGAAACTGATGCTGGTCAAACGGCTTTGGCAGTTGGCGAAAGTGTAACTATTGGCTTATACCCAGAAGGGGATGCTGGTGGCGATACTTATTACACTGGTACGGCTTTGGTAACTGGTGTTAGTCGTTCAGCATCGTTTGACGGCATGGTTGAAGCATCAATTACCTTCCAGGGCAGCGGCCCATTAAGTAGCACGACAGTATAATGAACATTCTTGATAAAGCTAAAGCACATTACCAAGAAGTCCTTAGCGCAGATCCGAAGCCAATAGAGATTCCTGAATGGGGTGGGACGTATTATGTGCGTCCCCAGATTTCCGTTAAGAACAAAATGGAAATCCAGGCAAAGCTCACTGGAAACCAGATGGATGAAGGGTTGGCTTTAACGCTTATTTATTATTTGATAGATAGCAACAATGAGCCATGCTTCAAAAAGGCTGAAAAGGTTGAGATTGTCAGATCAGTGGATCCTGATGTTCTAATTAGGGTTGCTGGTGAAATCGCAGATATGCAGCCTAAAGCGGAAGACATAGCGGGAAACTGAGAAACGATCAGGCTCTATTCTTCTGCTACCAGTTAGCGGAACATCTGCATAAAACTGTGGATGAAATTATGGAAATGAGTTTGGTCGAATTCCAAGGTTGGACATCATATTTTGAGATAAAAGATGGCAACAAATCCCGTTAGAATTCCAATATCAGCAGAAGACAGGTTTACCAAAACTTTTGGTAGAGCTAATAAAGGTCTTTTATCTTTAGGTAATGCAGCAGCCCACACAGCAGCTAAAGTTGCGAAGATTGGGATAGCATTTGCTACCGCAGGCGTAGCAGCCGCCGCAGCCCTAACTAAAGCATCGATGACGAGTATTGATGCTCTTGCCAAAACATCAGACAGATTAGGCATAGCCACAGAACAACTTGCAGGTTTGCAACACGCAGCCGCATTAGCTGGCGTCGAAAACAGAACCCTAGAGAAATCTCTACAGAACCTAGCCGTTGGCGTGTCTGATGCTGCCGATGGAACTGGCGTTGCTAAAGATGCGCTTCTTGAATTAGGTCTGAATGCTGCAATCCTAGAGAAGATGCCGCTAGACAAGCAGATGCTGGCAGTAGCAGATGCAATGAAAAATGTAGAGACCCAGACCGATCGGGTAAGGATTGCTACTGATTTGTTTGGGGCTAGAGGCGTTGCCGTATTGAACATGATCGGCGGCGGTTCTGAAAATCTTCAGACTATGGCCGCTGAAGCTGAACATCTAGGGATAGCTATCTCCAGGGTTGATGCGGCACAGATTGAGATGGCTAATGATGCTGTCACTAGGGCAGCAGGCGTGTTTACGGGTTTAGGCAATCAACTCGCCACATCATTTAGTCCGTTAATCAAAGTAGTCGCTGATGACTTTAGGCAAGCTGCATTAGACAACGAGGACTTTGGTACGATTGGTCAACGAGTCGTTCAAGTTCTTCTTAATGCTTACGGAAAGCTCGCTGATGGACTATTTATCATCCGATTAGGCTTTAAAGACCTATCTGTCAAATTGCTAGAAGTCACTAAGATGATTTTGGAGGAAGTAGATCCAGCCTTCACGTATTTAGCCGAAAAATATAACAAGATGGCTAGTGTCTTTGGAATGGATCTTATCGATACTGGTGCTGTCGAGCAAATGGTTGCCAACATGGATGGCGCTATTGCATTGGGTATGCAACAAGCTGCTGAGATGTTGAATCAGCCATTGCCAAGCGAAGGGATTAATGCAGCGTTTGAAGAAATTATTGCAGGGACCAGACGGGTTGCAGAAACGATAGCGAATGAAGCCCCTGGCAAAGCTATCACTGACGCCATGACTGAAGGGCTAGATGAAGCCGTTAAGAAGCTCAGTTTCTTTGAAGAACAAGCCATTAAAGGCGAGAAGAAGCGAAAAGAGTTTATGATGATGTCGGCTACGGCTCAAACCAGCCATGTTCTTGGCGAACTTAGCAATCAATTTTCAGGCATAGCTCAGAATAATAAAAAGCTCTTCCAACTGAATAAAGCTTTCCAGATTGCTCAAGCAATCATGCAAACATACCAGGGCGCTACCCTGGCGATGAGTTCATACCCGCCACCATTAAACTTTGCAATGGCAGCAGCAACAGTAGCCGCTGGATTAGGGCAAGTAGCGCAGATTAAGGCTCAGTCATTCGACGGCGGTGGTTTCACTGGTGTTGGTTCCCGTTCTGGCGGCATGGATGGAAAAGGTGGATTCCCTGCAATACTTCATCCGAATGAGACTGTTGTTGATCACACCAAGGGCCAAGGCCAAGGAATTACTATAATTAACAACGTAGACGCTCGTGGCTCAGGGCCAGAAGTAGATATCAAGATCCAGCAAGCCATGCAGGTAACGTCACAACAGACTATCGCTACGATTCAGGATCTTATGCGTAGAAGGCGGTTCGCATGACAACTTATAACTTCGCCACAGAGGTAGGTGTAACTCCGACTACGCAGACTTGGGAACTGGTAACGAATACTAAGATGTTCCAGTCTCCGCTGACCAATGCTGTTCAAACGCAGACTAGAAAAGGTTCTTACTGGAAGACCACTGCGACGTTTAACAATCTACAAGGCGCTGATAGGGCCAAGATGCAAGCATTCCTGGCTAAGTTAGATGGACAAGTCCATAGGATGTATTTCACCGACTACGGTTATAACCGATCAGGTAATGCGCCTAGCGGGGATTCTGTTACAAGTTTAACCGCAGGATCTTTGGTTATTGGCATAACTTATAAAATCACTTTCGTTGGGACAACAGATTTCACGGCTATTGGTGCATCATCAAATACTGTAGGAGTTGTTTTTCAAGCTACAGGCGCAGGAACAGGAACAGGAACAGTTGTCACTGTCGGTATTCAGGTTAAAGGCGCAAGCCAGACTGGTTCTAGTTTAATCGCAGACGGTGCTGATTTGACTAACACGGACTACTTTAAGGCTGGTGACTACATAGCGTTTAACAACGAGTTCCACATTGTCACGGCTGATTGCTCTACTGATGGACTAGGTGAAATCACGATTCCTATAGCTCCTCCACTTAGGAAGTCGCCTGATGACAACGATCCTATTAACTTCGTCACGCCTCTAGCAGTGATGATCGTTATGTCTACTGCTTCATGGGATACAAGGCCAGGACGAGTATCTAACTTTACAATAGAAGCTATTGAGGATGTCTTGGCATGACAAGGGGCTTTTCTTCAGCGGTTAATACAGCGCTTCAGGCCCAGAATGTTAATCTGGTCATGTTCGCCAAACTGGAGTTTCCGTCTGGGACGCTTTATGTCCATAATGGCCTTGGGACTTATTCTTGGGGATCAGTTACTGCTGGATCTTTTGAAATAGATGTCCAATACACTATTGAAGCAGTAGGAACGACTGACTTCACTTTAATTGGAGCTAGTTCAAATACCGTAGGTGTCACATTTCAAGCGACAGGTGCAGGCACTGGAACTGGTACGGCAACTTCAAATTGGCTAGGCGTCGGAGACTTAGGTTCTATCTCAAGGGTAGAAGAAGGGACGGACGTTAGCCCCTATGCGATTACTCTTACGTTATCAGGATTAGATGCCACGATGTCAGGCGCGGCGCTGACTGAAGATTACTTCATGCGTCCTGTTACAGTTTATCTTGGCGTCTTAGATTCTGATGATGTTTTGATCGATACGCCTACCCAGATATGGGAAGGGCTGATGGATCAGATGAATCTGACAGTCGGTGCTGATGGCGGGGATGCTATCCAGCTTATTGCTGAGTCTGAGTTATCACGATTTGATAAGTCTAAGAACCTGATGTACACCAATGCTAATCAACAGCAAAGGTATGCAGGCGATTTGTTCTTTAGTCATATTCACAAAGTTGAAGGCGCTAAGATTAAATGGGGCGCATCAGAAGGTGGACAAGGCCCAGTAGATAACCCACAGACTCCAGGCGACATCAAAGAACGCCGCGAAATGGCATGATTCAAGTCTTGCAAGCCCTGAATAAGTGGGAAAGAAAAGACTTTGATTACGGTTCAGTAGATTGCTGTCAGTTCGCAGGTTTCATTGTTAAAGAGCTAACAGGCAAAGACTATCTAGCCGATTTCCACTATAATTCTGAGACAGATGCTGAGTCTATTATTAAAGACTTTGGTGATCTGGAAGACACTGCTGCAAGCGTTTTGGGGCCTCCTACAGAGGATATAAAATCTTTAAAGGATGGTAGCCCCGTCATTGTAAAAACGCCTCAAGGCCAAGTGATGGGCGTTAAACTAGGCAATACAGCAGTCTGTTTAGTTCACAAGGGAATGATTAGAATTCCTGAAGAACATATCGCATCAGGTTGGGATTTATGGCACCAGCAGTAGGAATCTTATTAACCAAAATCGGTGCTTTTGCAACGCTTGGCGCAGTAGGCGGCTGGGCGGCTGCGGCGGGTGTATTTAGTCTCGGCGCTGCTGCTATAGGTGCAGCGGTTGTTGTTGCTGGAGCGTTGGCTGCTAAGAAAGTCATGGGCCTCTTTGAAGTAGAAATGCCCAAGATAGACACTGATCGATCACGTCAAGCTACCGTTAAGTCTACTACCGAACCTTATAAGATTATCTATGGTCAGACTCTTGTATCTGGGCCTATTGCATTTGTCGGTACGGCTAATACTGATAACAAAGATCTCTATTATGCCATCGCCTTAGCAGGCCATGAAGTCAATGCTATAACGGATATGCATTTTGATGATGTTGTTATCCAGCAAACCGATATTGGTACATCACCAGATTATAGTGGCAACGTTACAGGCTCTGGGATCTTTGGGCCTAAGAACTCAAAAACGATTGTCAAAATCAACAAGTATCTAGGAACGTCCACACAGACAGAAGATAGTGATCTTGTTGCAGCTTTCACAGGATGGACATCTGCCCACCAAGGCAAGGGAATCGCCTACGTCGTCACCAAATGGACGTTAGACGAAGATTCTCAAGAGACTTGGGATAAATATACCCCACAAAACATCAAGGCTCTGGTTCAAGGAAAGAAGCTCTATGATCCACGGTTAGATTCTACTCAAATTGACATATCTGGATCAGGCACACATAGGGTTTATGATCCATCAACTTGGACATATTCAACTAACCCAGCGCTGTGTTTATTAGATTATTTGATAAACGTAGACATCAAAGACGCAGGAACATTTGTCACTGGCGTTGATTATAAGATTGAGTATGTAGGTGATACAGATTTCACATTGATTGGCGCTGATTCCAATACTGTAGGTCTTAAATTTAAAGCTACTGGCGCTGGGACTGGAACTGGCAAGGCATCAATTCCGCATTATGGCATGGGCATCCCAGCGTCTAAGATTGACTGGCCTGCAGTAGTAACAGCCGCTGATGGTTGTGATGTTTCCGTTCCAGTCCCAGGAGGTTCTGAGTCCAGGTTTACATGTAACGGTGTCCTGTTTGGTACTGATTCTCATAGAACGAATATCAACAAGATCCTAAGTTCAATGAACGGAATGCTTTCCTATGTGAATGGAAAGTATGTCATGCGTGCTGGGATCTACGAAGCACCAGCGATAAGCCTGAATGAAGATGATCTGATCTCTGGATTATCGATTAAAACATCTCTGGAACGTGGTGATCGCTTCAACACGATCAAAGGGGTCTTCATTGATCCTAGTCAAAACTACAAGTCCACTGAATTCCCAGAGGTACAACTAGCGGATGCTGTCACTAGAGACAATGGTGAAGTCTTAGACAAAGAAATTGCGCTAAATATGACGAATTCGTCCTACATGGCGCAGCGGATTTCTAACAAGTTAATCCAGCTTTCCGATCAGCAAAAAATCGTTACTTTCCCCGCGAATCTATCAGCGATGCGTGTTGCTGTCGGGGATAGGGTTCAAGTATCTATTGAGGAATTAAGCTGGTCTAACAAAGTATTCCAGTGTCTAGGATGGACGTTCAGTGAAGAAGGTGGTGTCAATCTTACATTACGCGAAGATTCTTCCACGTCTTACGCAGATCCTGCTGTCGGAGACTACTCTACAATCACTGCTACTGGTGACATTACGCCTGGATTCCGTGGAGTCCCTAGCCCATCTGGTCTAAGCGCTACCGCTGGTCTAAAGAACGTCGAATTGGATTGGGTTAATCCACCCAACAACAAAGACTACGAATCTATCTATGTCTACGCATCACCGAATGGCAACTTCTCATCAGCAGTAAAGATTGGTGAAACGGACGGGACTCAGTTTATTCATGACTTTGCTAACGGCATTGACTCAGTAAGTCCTGGTGATACTCGTTACTATTGGGTCAGAGCAGTTAAGAATTCAAAAAACGCAGTAACTGCTGGGAATTTTATCGTTGGGTCTACATACACAATTGCAACGATTGGAACGACAGACTTCACCGCAATTGGGGCTTCTGCGAATACCGTAGGTTTAAAATTTACGGCAACAGGAGCAGGATCTGGTACTGGTACAGCTACAGATGATTCTGTTGTCTCCAACCTAGAACCAAACGCTGATCCTAATACGACAGTCTTCGCTACAGTAGGAAGAGTAGAATGGTCTGATGTTGCAGGTTCTACCAATGCGCCAGAAGATAACGCTACGGCTGGTGCTACCGTTGGTACTGATCTTTATGACACCGATGGGATTACTGTTCTAGGCGAGACAGACGTTAAGAACTCTATCCTTGCTCAAGATATCCTTCTGGTAGAAGTAGAGGCAGGGGATGTCTTAGATTTAGAGACGGGCGCAGATGTAGACATCCAGAATCTAGGCGATGTTGCGATCTACGTCAGTGATCAGAATGCGATTTTAAATGCATCAATCACGTCTGTTTCAAACAGCTTATCTAGTCTTCAAGATGTCGTTGTCGATCTAACGACTGGTGTAGGTGAAGTCTACGTCCAAGCTACGGCTCCAGTAGCAGGCGTCGGCGGCGTCTCAGATCCTATCCCTGATTTTTCAAGATGGTACGACTCAGACGATAACAATCATCCTTATTATTGGGATGGTAGTGCTTGGCAGGACTTAGAAGATCCCCGTATCGGCCAGAATGAAGCGGATATCACTAATCTGCAATCGTCATTGACTACGACGAATTCAAACGTTACCGCGAATGCTAGTGCGATATCTGTTTTAGATACGACTGTCACTAACCAGGGCAATTCCATCACAAGCATCTCATCGGATGTCACAGCCCTTGAGACTACGGTCAACGATGCATCAACAGGTGTGGTGGCTAATGCGACAGGGTTATCAAATTTAACCACTAGAGTTACAACCGCTGAAGGGACGATTACTTCACAGTCTTCAGACATCACTGAGCTTCAGGCTGATCTAACGACTGCTGAAGGCAATATCACCACAAATGCAGGCGCAATCTCAGGACTAGATACCCGAGTCACTACTGCTGAAGGCAATATCACAGCTAATGCATCAGATATCACCGCACTAGAGACAACGGTTAATGACGCCTCTACAGGCGTGGCTGCGACAGCTTCAGGGCTTTCTGCACTAACTACCCGAGTCGATACGACTGAATCAGATATAGATACCAATTCATCAGCAATCATTACGCTGGATGCGTCATTTACTCAAGATCTTGAGTTCAGGACTAAGGTTAAAGACGAGACAGGTGGACAGCTAACCACTGAGACTGGAACTGACGTTGATCTAAACGTCTTGACTGAATATGTATCAGGCCAATCAGCAGCTACCCAAGCCCTAGACGTTAGGACTACTGCAAACGAAAGCTCTATCACTACTCAGGCAAGCCAGATCACGGCTTTGCAGTCTACGGTGAATGATCCGTCTACTGGGGTTAGTGCGACTGCGACAGGATTGAGTAGTTTGACTACTAGAGTCACTACAGCAGAAGGATCAATAACATCACAAGCGGCAGATATCACAACGTTGCAAACTGACGTTGGCGATAACTCTGCCCTTATTTCAACTCAAGCTGATTCTATTGATGGCATTGAGGCTAACTATACCGTCAAGATTGACAATAACGGGCGCATCGCAGGATTTGGTTTAGCGTCTACACTTCCAACAGATACGACAGATCCTGCATTCAGTGAATTTGTAGTCATTGCTGATCAATTCTCTATCGTTGATCCAGCATCTACTGCGTTAGCACCCATCCAACCGTTCACGGTTACTTCTCAGAAGATCTTCCTTGGAACTGATGTCCAGGTAGACGGTGATCTATTAACCACTGGAACGACGATATCTGACGTTGCGCTTCAGGTAGGTTCTGGGGCTAGTTTCTTCAAGGCTAGTTCTGAAGGGATTCAGCTAGGGAACGAGACATTCGCATCAGCACCGTTTAGAGTCACCGCAGCAGGGGCTTTAACTGCGACTAATGCGACGATAACTGGTGAAATTACAGCTACAAGCCTTACGTTATCTGGAATTAGTATTCCGAAAACAGACTTAGATCCATCTGTTCAAACAAGCCTAGATGGTGCTGATACAGCAATTCAGCCTGGGGATGATATCACATCGGGTACTGCTGGGCCTGTTACCATAACTAGCACATCGCTATACCAAGGAACGGGTAATTTCAATAACGCCGATACGGGGTTTTATTTAGACAATACTGGGCAATTCAGCCTACAGGACAAGCTATCTTTTGACGGAACAGATTTAACAGTTAGCGGTGATGTGACTGCCGCATCGTTTACTCTGTCTTCAGGTGCCACCTTAACTGATACTGATGATCAGATAAGCAATACTAATAATAATGCTTTCTTCAGATATGAAACCACTGCTGGTGGTGATGATGTATCTGCGCCTGATAACACTACATTCAATACCCAATTCGGAAGAGATCCACGGACTAACGATGTTCTAGTAGTAGTCAATACAACGTCTAGCCCTGAAGTATCAACGATGTATGTTTACTCAGGCGGAGCGTGGGTAGAGAAATCAGACTTTTTTACTGGCGATATCATCATTGATGGGACACTAACTGTCACTAAATTGCAAGGTGATGTCACTGAAGTCTATCCGTTGCAAATATATGCAACAGGAGGCGTTTCTGTTCCTTTGTCATTGACTACGTTGGCTGAGTTTTCCATTCCAGCGACAGAGCTTTCATTAACGAAAAGAAACTTTATCCAAGCAAATGTTACCTATTCCGCTAGTATTTCATCAGGAGGAACATCAGATATAACTCCATGGTCAACCAGGATTCAAAGGAAAAGCAAAGGATCATCTAGTACATTGATCGGGACTGTTGTAGCGATTAGTTCAGAAAGTTCTGTAATTCAAAGAATAGAAATAAGCGGAAATGTCACTGGATTAATTGATTCTAGCGGAAGCGTTGATTCTACCAGCGATGGAAGTTCCACAAATGGCCCTGGTTCTGTTTTTGCTGTCTACTATGACAGTGTGTCAAATAGAACAATCATCAAAGTTTCGTCTACTAATCCGATTTTTTCGGTATCAAATAATGTATATCATAATGTAGATAAATTCACATCTGCTGGAACATGGGTAGAAGTTGGATTTACTACTTATTTATCACCATATTTGCCTGCTGATGGAAGCACCAGTTATCAGACACTTCCAATCACCTATGGTCTTGGCCCTACGAATACGGCGACTGATGTCAGAATTTCGGCCCAGAGGAATACTAGCGCATCAAACATAACCATTACATTTCTAAGGGCAACAGGGGTTATTGGTAATTACGCATGATCAAAGTCGGATATAGAACTGAAAACGAGGATGTGTTTCATGAGGATTGCAACACAGCCCCAGAAGCAAATGAATCAATTAGATTATTGAAGGAATCATGTTCAGGAAGGACTGATATACTTTATTTTTGGCTCAGTGCGTTTGATGCAGACACAAATACATATCAGCAATATGGATTTATTGATCGATAGGTTAAAATACAACCAGAGGTGAACTATGGCTAAGATTTCAGAACTTTCAGACGGTGGAAGTTTACAAAGTACAGATTATCTAATTGCTGTCCGTTCTGGCGGTAATGTCAAAGTCCAGGCTAATGGAAATCTTAGCTTGGGCACTGTGACTGCTGATGGGTTGACTGTTGATGGTTCAGTTACGATAAATTCTACTGCTGTTGCGTTAGCAATGAATGAGACAGATACAACTGATCTTAATTCGTTTCTGAGAAGTACCGCAGGTCAATTTAGAATTGATACGCTAAATGATGCAGGTAGTGTTGCAACAAAAAGATTAGCTGTAGACCACGCCACAGGCGACATCAGCTTCTACGAAGACACGGGTACGACTGCAAAGTTCTTCTGGGACGCTTCGGCAGAGTCGCTGGGGATTGGGACTACGAGTCCGTCTAGAGTAGCAGAAATTACATCAGCAACATCAAGCGAAAGCTACTTGAGAATATCAGGTAACTCTGGCAACGTCGAAGACAAAAACTTTGCGGGTATTGAGTTTTACAATACAGACAGTTCTGGTGCAGGGCCAAACGTAGCCGCTTTTATTGAAGCAAGAGCTGAGACTGCTACTGGCGCTGGAGCTGAACTTGTATTTGCTACCTCATTAAGTTCTGACTCAGAAGGTGCTAGAGCTACAGAACGCCTCCGTATCGACTCCAGCGGTCGAGTTGGGATTGGTACGGCGAGTCCTGAAACTCTTTTAATGGTTGAGCAGGCTGGAACATATACAGGAGTCCACGACACCGCTGGATTAAAAATCAGAAACGCAGCAGCCACAACAGGTGTAAGTAATCCGTATGGTGCTATATCTCTATCAAAAGGTACTGGTTCAGCGGGTATAGCTGCAATAGGTGATAGTGCTTCGGATGCTGATGTTGTTGGACTAGGCTTTTTTGTACACGGAAGCACGACAGGAACAGACGCAGCCACAAGAGCTATGACTATCAACTCCAGCGGCCAAGTTTTTGTAGGGACAACAGATAACAGCACAAGCGTTGGAAATCTTATTGTCAAATCTGACTCAAACGCACATGCAATTACGATTGAAGAACCTGCTGGTGCTGGCGAAACGTGGCAAATAGGTGTCGATGTTGATGGAGATTTAGGTTTCTATAACAGCACCTCTACAACTGCTTCAGTGACACTTGATGACAGCGGCAACGTCGGGATTGGTACTACCACAGTAAACCGAAAGCTGGAAGTCTCTGGCAACAACAACGCAGGATCAAAAGCCAACTTTATTCGCATCACGGACACAGATACCTCTGCTACAGCAGCAAACCCACAAGGCGGCATAGAATTTTATACGAGCGATACTGGTAACGAAAATGTTACCGCAAGCATTGTAAATTTATATGCAGGGTCTGGTGCTGGTAGCGAGCTTACTTTTAATACTGCGCCTAGTGGCTCGGCTGGTGTATCAGAACGCATGCGCATCGACTCAAGCGGCAACGTCGGGATTGGTGTTAGTCCAGCTAAAACATTAGACGTTAGAACTTCTAGCGGCAGTGACGCTGTTATTCGTGTCGGCTCTTCAAGCTCCATCGGAATCAACGTAAATGTTGGAGCTATTGAATTTTATTCGGCAGATGCAGATGACGCTGGAGTAAAAGCCAGCATTGCAAACTACGTTACTGGAAACGAAGGGCCGGGCGGGGCAGTAGACGGTAATTTAATTTTTAGCACTACTGACTCTGATGGTGGTGGTAATGATTCTCCAACAGAACGCATGCGTATCGACTCGCAGGGGCAAGTCAGACTGTCAAACACTACCCCAGTTTGGGACACATCATTTAGCTCGCTTGTGACCAAAGGTGGATTTGTTGGCTCGCAACTCGCCGACTATTTGTACTCAGGCCAAAACGCGTATTACAACGGTGGATTTAAATTTTCAACGGCAGCTAATGCAACTATCTACGAACAAAGTTTCGGCGCACACACTTGGTATAGAAGTACAGATGTATCACCAGCAGCAGACGCCACAATAACTCTTGAAGCAGCCATGACGCTTGATGCCAGCGGCAACTTGCTGGTTGGGAAGCTAAGTTCAACCGGGGTTGGCACAAGAAACATTGAAGTATCAAACGCAAGTTCTGCTACTGTCCAAATTGAAGGCGGAACAAATGAGTGGTCGTTGCTGGTTTCCTCTGCGGCTGACGCTTTAAGGTTTTATGAAGATTCAACCGAACGCATGCGCATCGACTCCAGCGGTAACTTGTTGGTTGGGACTACTGATACAACG